CATCGCTTTGCTGCTGTTTCTGTAGGAACAATAGTTCCGTCCCAGCGTGTTTCTAGTTAGTTATCAGGATCAGAATTAAAATAATCTGGATCTATGTAGTAAGGTGCATCTAAGCATAAGTCTAATAGATCACAATCACCATCTCCAGGTAATACATTTCCGCCTACATAGTTTTCAGGTTTTGGCATGTCTGTAGTTCTATTAAATTCAGGGTGTCCAAACCAACATCCGTCATCGCAAACAATTACGTCAACATTTTGCCCAGAGCCTTGTGCTCTAATATTTGATTGATAGACAAACGCATCATTACGATTATCTTCTAACCAAGGTTCAGCTTCTTGTGTGCAACGTAGTAATTGATAACCTGTTCTATTATCATCTGATGCATCAGGAAAGGTAGGAAGCAAATTGTTATTTTCAAAATCTCGATAATTTTTTACTGTTGAATTATATCTTTCAAAAAATGCAACAGGAGTAGCAACAATTTCATCTGGAGGTGCTTTATATGTTTCCGGATATAATGTATAATCGATGTTTATAACGTTAATGTCGGCATGATGTTGTAATTGGTCTACTTCTTCGTCTGTTAAAAGAAATGTTCCTCTTGTTGGGGAGTGCAATTTTTCATCATGACAGGTACAAGCTCTATCTGGAATATGAGCTTCTCCATTTGTTGCTTCGCATAGTAAGTTGTGTACTCTTTGAAAACCTTCAGCATCGTGCGTTGATATCTGATAATACTTTTCGCTCATTCATTGCTCCGTTAGTAACCAGAAACTGTAACACTTAGTGGATTGCTTGTATATGTTATTTGCCCTGTAATACGAACTAAGCCGTAATTGTTATCTGGTGATCTTACAATTACTTTCATGTTTGTTCCGTCATATTCAACTGTACAGTCTGAATATATTTCAGTTTCTCCAATTGAACCAATTTCTTTAGTTTGATACATACCATTTAGCCCTGTGGAAGAAAACAAGAACTTTTTAACTACAAATAAATCATTATCAGTACTATTCATAGTTAATAAAATTTCTCCACCAGTGGTATATCTTTCAAGTTGTTTAGTCCATACTGTTTGTATAAAATCTGTACTGTCAGTATCAGCTGAACTAGGATCAATAACACTATAGATCGAATCTGTAATTACAATTGGAATAAATGCATCAGTTGATGATTGACCACCTTGTCTAATTTCGCCTTGTACATCAGTTGTAGACTTTATTCTAGTATTAACTGCGGCAACAATTAGATTGTTGGTTGCTGTAAGTGTTAGATTATTTTCTGAAAACAGTTCTGGATCGCCTACTGCTTGAGTTATTATTTCGTTTATAGTAATAGTAGATGCAAAAATATCATGATTAACAGTAAGGTCATTTTGTACTGTCATATCGCTTTCTGCAATAACACTAGGCGTAATAGTAATAGCACTAGAATCATCTGTGTCAATATTGCTGTTAGCTATTGTAAAGTTACCAATAGTATCAGTATCAATAGTTTCAAATGTATAAGTGCCTGCGCCGTCTGTTGTAAGTACCTGTCCAGCTGTTCCTTCTGCAATTCCTAAGTTAATTAATCTTAGTCCACCTAACTGTGCAGCAACATATGTTTTAACTGCACGTTCAGTAACCAATGCACTTGCACTGTTATCGGTCATGGTGTCGTCGTTACTAAATTCGTCAATAGTAACACCTAACGACATACTGAGTGATGATAGACTGCTAAATGCAGTAGGCTTATTATTTAGATCTAAATAGTCTCTTGAAAACAATAAACTATTAGCATCTGTTAGATCTGACAAGTCAGCAGGTATACTAGGAAGATTTGTTAAACTGTCATAATCTCCGTCAAAAAGTAATGTATCATTATCAGTTAAATCTGATAAGTCTGCAGGTATAGCAGGCTTGCCTGTTAGGTCTTCATAAGCGCCACTAAACAGTGCAGGTTTACCTGTTAGGTCTTCGTAACGTCCTGTAAATGCATCATTAATACCATAACCTGCAATAGTAGTAGGCCTATTAGTAACATTAATAAAGTCAATACTAGTAGCCTGAATATCTCTAAAAGTAAAATTACCTGTACCGTCTGTACTTAGAACTTGTCCTGCACTACCGTCAACAATTCCTAGATCGGTAATAGCACTAGGCAATGTAGGTCTATTTCTTAGATCACCGTAATTTCCTGTATATGCAACAGCATCTAAAGGATCATCGTAATTGGTAATATTACCTGCAGGATCAGATGTTAATAACTTTCTCCACTGATTTGCATGTGCATAATATAAAGATCCAGTTTCATGAACATGTGCAACCATACCGTGATAGGTAGATGCACTAATTGCTTGTAAGTCTTGCTCAGTCTCAAATAAATTGCTATAGAATATTTTATTAGGACCAAAATCTATGTCAGTGTTTAAAAGATTTTCGCTATCACCTAGAACTGAATAAAGCTCGTTAAAGTTTTGATTTATTTTTCCACCAGCGGTTCTTAGACCGTCGCCTGATCCATCATTGGGCGCATTACCTGTATTAATAATTTGTTTTGCCATTCTTTATTCTCCGTCGAAGGTAATTGTATCTGAATCAAACGTAAATCCAGTGGCACTGAAATTTGTTTCTACGTTTGTATTTATGAATACCTGCTCTGGTGTACCTTCAATTATGTTCCTCTTTTCATATTTTGTGATTGATGTTTCTCTTTTAAACCCAACTGCACTAGTTCTCTTTCTATTGTAGTTTAATATTTCTGCAATAACTGCACTTAATTTTAAATCTTCTAAACCTTGCAATGTTTGTATAAGACTATATACATCTACTTTATCAGTTTTTGCTTGATTTAGTAATACTGTTGAAACTGTAAGTGCAGCATTCCTATCAAAGCCTCTAGATTCAAAAAATCCTAAAACAGTTGATAAATCGTTATCAGTTAAACTGATAGCCTGTGAATAATATTTGTCAAAAAATAATGTCACATCTCTATCAGATCTTTTAGATATATTTCTTATTGGTAATCCGCTCATGTTGTTGTATCCAGTACCTTATTTCGGTATAATTGTTTACTTCCATCAGGAAGTGCATTCCAAGCAGCATTTGCGCCATTGACTCCGTTACTACCTCCGTCATTTAAAAAATCGTTTAGAAAAAGATTCCTAGCACTATCTTCTAACTGTATTGGATTTTCTAATAACTGTTGCCTTTGGGTATTTTCGCTATTAGGTGCTGTTATCAAATTAGGACTAGTAGTAGCTAACGTAGTGCTGGCGTCTCCGCCTGGGCCTGTTGTTTTTGGTACTACTGTATCTGTAAGACCACTTGTAACATTTGATGATGAGCGCGAAACATCTGATAGTATATCACCAGCTATTCCTCTTAGTTCTTCCGCTACTCCTGCTCTTGATAATTCTGATATATTTCTTATTAATTGGAACCCTGCAAATCCCGCTTCAAGCGGGCTATTAAAATTAGATCCTTTTGATATAAAATCAGCTAAGTCTGCACCTGCACCGAATATACCATCTATTCCTAGTGTCCCGCCGCCGAGCAAACTAATAGGTGATGGCTGTGTATCGTAGTGTGACGGATCTCCAAAACCTTTTGGAGATGATGCACTTGAAGAAGTATTAACAGTACCTCGAGTATAATGTACTGCCTCGTAAGCAACAGTAATAGAATTTTGCATCATACCACTGCCGTCTGCATTATCAACACTATCATGTTGCCATTGTGTAATTATTGGATTTACAATAGTATATGTTGTATAATTTTTTTTAGCTAATTGACTTATTTCTATCTTTTTAAAGAATGGTACACTGATAGCATTATCAAGACCGTATTTAAATTGATTACGACCTGCGCCTTGATATGTATTATCACCTGCACCTGCTTTATTAAATGCTCCTGGATTTCTTCCATAGCTTGCATCTGCATAGTAGTATCTATAGTATGCTTCTAATAATGCTGTAGTAACACCAAAGTTATCATCATGAAATGTAATGTTAATTGGTTCGTATTGAATACCTGTTTGTATATTTTTCTTTCTATTGTATTTGTTTCTAGTTTCTACAATAGCAGTATACCTAGGAAGATCTGCTGCTTTTACAAGCATACCTATTTCTAAGTTATGTTTATCTTTTAGTTCAGGTAATATTGATCTTACAACAGGATCTAATTCAAAATATACGTGATATAAGAATTTTTGTTTAGGAGCAAATCGTAGGTCATTATCAACATACAGTCTAGCCGCATGTTGCCAATCGCCAACAGTTCCTTTAGGACCTAATAACCCTGATAATAAATTGTCTAAAAATCCATTAGATACGTGTGCCATACAAATATTTATCCATATCTATTATGTACGCAGATAATAAAAAAGGGGGCCTAAGCCCCCTTTGAATTGAGTTTTGTATTTTTATGCGCCGCCGCCGGTAATAAGTGTACCTAGTGTACGTCCTACCGCTGTACCAATACCAGTATCAGTTGGTGTTTGTACTGCGTTATCATATTGAATTTCTAGTGTAACTGTTACTGGTTCGTTGTTACTATATGCAAGTGTATTATAATTTGCATTTGTTACAAAACAACCGTAAAGTTCAAAAGTTTCAAGTACGTTAGGTGTGTTAGCACCGTTACCACCGTCTAAGATTTCAATTCTAGTTGTGAATTTATAATCTTGTCCTGACGCTGCACTTGACTGTTCAAAGAAGTCGAACTGTTTCTGTAGTTGTTCGCCAACTAGTTTCTGTACAGCATTGTTTACATCTTCACGTAAGTTCAATGTAATCGGTGACCATGTATGCTTACCTGCTAAGTATGCTTTTGAGTTGTATGCATGGATCTCCATTGGCTCAAACGCAACAGTGGGGCGAGTTACATCAATTACTTGTTTAGTAAGTTCTGTAGTCGGTGTGCTTACACCAAAGTTTTCCAGCGACACTCTAAAGCGATACTGGAGCTTTGGCATCAACAAGCCTTGAGTACTAGCACTGTCACCGCCTGCTAAAGGCACTGTAATTTTTGATAGTGTTGAAATTGCCATTTAATTTGCTCCTAAGTTAAAAGTATTTATCATTTTATAGTTCAGATATCTCGCCTGTATTTTTCAGCCTTAGCGGAATGTAAATAAACTCAATGCTCTTAACAGGTTCAATAGCAACGTCTACATAAAGTTCGTTTCTATCAATTCTTGATGGAGTATTGTTTGTTTCGTCACATACAACTAAGAAGTCAAATAGTGCTCTCTGTCCTACAAGTTCAAGTAGTAAACTTTCAACCTGACCTTTAATCTCATCACGTGTAATCTTATCATTTGGTTCAAAGATATAAGGTTTAGCAAGTTGATTTAGCTGGCTACGTAAGTAGATAACCAAACGTGCTACGTTAATTCTATCTAGTGAGCTAGTGCCTCTTGAACGAGTCTTTTGACCAAAGTTAACAAGTCCTGCACCTGTAATAAACGTAATTGGGTTTACTCCTTGTGCATACAATGTATCTCTTTGACCTTCATTTAATGCAACTGTTACAAATTCACCTTCACTATTGATATAGCCTGTTGCACTTGCGTTAGTTATACCACCGCGTCTTGTACCTGCTGGTGCAAACCATGGATAGCTAACTTGATCACTTAGTGCCATTGTACGTAGCATCATATGACTTGGTGGAACAACAATGTTATTACCAAAGTTGTCACTTGTAAAGCCTGCTGGATAAAAGATTCCTAAGTAATCATCTCTACTTACTAGACCGTCATCATTATCTTCAGGTGCTAGTCTAGCGTTAGTTGCCCATTCGTTTAATGAAGTTGCACTTGGCTCTAATCTCATTGGAGCATCGCCTACAATAAATCCAGTTAATCCTCTGTCAAAGTTTAGATTGATCATTTCACCAATTAGTTCTGGATAACCTGGGCAAGCAATCAAGTTAAAGATACGTGCTTCATCATCACGAATTTCGTCGTTGTTATTAACAACACCTTGCAATGACTGTACAATAACTTTACGTTGTGCTTTGCGTCCAAAGCTACCTGATCCATCTGCTTGGTTTCCTGATTCAGTAACCCAGCGATCTTTGTTGTATGGCTCGCCGTTAACATTACTCATGTCTTCTTCTTTGTGACGTAAGTTTTTCTCAGAAGTGTTAATGTAGTTTTTAACAAACTTTTTAACATTAAATCCGCTTCTACGTGTGTTAACTAGTAGCATGCCTTTTGGATATAGTGCTGGATCTGGAGCATCTGGATCTAAGTAATTGTTTGATAATAGATCTTTAATCGATGCTGCTGTGTTTCCGTTTGGACCACTTGTTCCATAACGTGCATCAGCAAATATTACACCGTTCTCTGTTGTACCGTCGGACTTATCCAATAATTCCCAAGCATCAGTTGCTTTTCTATAACGATAAAGTACTGGATAGTTTTCTAAGTCAGAGCTATCAATCCATAAGTCACCATTTGCTAGTTCAGTTCCATCTGATTGTTTAGACGGTTGTGCTGCTGCAATAATTGGACCATTTGGATCAGTTTTTTCTGATCCAACAGCTGAGAAGTAAGGAGCAGCGTCACCAAAGTTAACACTGTCACTACCATCATATTGGTAACCTACCCAAGTAGTACCGTTATGTATCATAATATCAACTTGATCAATAATTGAGTTATACCAAAGTTGACCATCGGCTGCTGTTTCTGTTGGAGCAGTAGGACTTGCAGTATAGTTTAATGCTTGCCAGTTACTTGCTCTATAAACTTGTGGCTGTGTCCCAGTGTCTGTGCCTGGTTCAAATGCTACAAATTGTGTACCTGTATTTGCATCAACGTATGGTGAAATGCCTAATCTTACTAAAGAAGCAAATGAACCGCTTCCGTCTGTAATTTTCATTTCGCCGCCTTTGCTGTGCTTGATAACAATTCTGTTTTCAGCATCTACTTCAGCACTTACATTTGGAATGCCTGCGCTTGTAATAGCAGTTGCCCAAGCAATAGCTTGTGTTGCTGCATCTTCTGATCCTGTCATTGTAACACTTACAATACTTGAATTAAAGTTGCTAAAATCAGCGTCACCTGGAGCAGTTGACTGAATATACATGTTATAGTCACCTGCTACAAAACTACTATCTTCAATAATACCAGTTTTAATTACTGTAGAACCTGTTGCGCCGCGTCTGTACACTTTGAATGAACCCATTGGAAGTGTATCGCCTGCAACGTTTGTTAAAATAAACAAATTACCAATTTGTAGATTTTCTCCGCCGCCAGTTCTGTCTAGTTCTAAAATTGCATCTTGTGCAGAAGGAAACATTGGTGCTTCAATTGAATCAAACAGTCTAGTTTGGTCGTTAAAGATTTTTACTCTCCAACGTGCGCCTAAATTTGGTTCTGTTGTTTTTAACCAAACAGACCCGGTTGGTCTACCAGTAACACCTGAAGCTTTTTTAAAGCTATCTGGAATCTGTGTGTGCTTACTAATTTGTAGTGCTGGTGGATAATAAGTGCCTGCTGTTAATCCTAGTGCAGTTAGTGCTGAAGTATCGTTTCCTGCACCTGCTGCAATTACAACAGGACCTGCTAGTGTACTATCAGCGCCGCTTGTAGTACCATCACTGTAAATTGCTAGTCTATTGTCAACTACTGCTGCACGTACACCGCCAATACCTAAACCGTTAATATTGCTAACAATCTCTGCAAGAGTATTACCGTTACTTAGTGTTACTGTTGTGTCGTTTAGTGTAAATGTTGAAGCACTAACTGATGGGTTAGCTGTTGAACCTCTAACTGCTGGCCAACTGTCTCTCCATTCATCGCTGCCTAACTCTACCCAATCTCCGTCAGCAGCTCTGTACCATACAGTAACCAATTTGTTAACAGCAATTATAGCATAATCGCCAATTTCTCCAATTGATGCAAGTGGAGCACCTGGAGCATTTTCAGTGCCAGTAACTTGGCTTGTACTTGTTAACACTAGTGGAATCTTGTTTGTGAATGTTTGTCCGCCTGTTACTGTAACGTCTGCGTTGTTCCATTCTTGGATACCCCAAAGTGTTGTAGTTGTATCTAACCAATAAGTACCAGCAGCCGGATCAGCAGTTGGAACAATTGATGTTGGTTCTAGTTGTGAAGTGTCAATTGGAGCTCTTACTACCCATGCTCTGTTTGATACTCCTAAAATTGAATAAGCTGCTTGTAAACCGTATTCGTTTAGTTCGCTGCCGTGTATTGCGTTATTGTTTGCGTCAACTTGAAAAATTGGATCGCCAAATGTTTCAGCTAGGTCACGCTGTGATGTCATCAAGAACGGCTTACCAGCATTTTGTGCTAGTGTGCCTTGCGCTGTACCTGTACCCGAAGCATTTGTTTTATCCTGTGCCGATGCACAGAAAATTACTGGAACTGTACCTGGTTCAGCTGGAGTATAAAAACTCTCATTTACTACGCTAACCTGTACA